TTTGTGAGTCAGCCTTGGAAGTTGTCTCCTCGGAATTTTCCATGAGGTGATCCAGTTGATCCAGTGTTATGCAGTCTTTTTTTTTACCCAAAGTTACAGCGTAGCGTCGTAAAAAAAAAGTTTAAATTTTTGTTGCCAGCTTGGCACAAGTGTCAGCACAAATTTATCTTGAGCGAGAAATGGGGTCACATCACCATCTGTCATGCCACGCGCCAGGAAGCGGGGTTCGAAGCGAAAGCCAAAAGGTCGGCCAAAGTCAGGTCGTTTCGCGAAGCGCACTCGACGCTCGCAGGCCGGCCGCGTTCAAATGTTGCGAAACCCGAACATGTTTCCGCAGCAACGCATTGTGAAGATGTCGAAGATTCTGAAGATACAGCTTTATCAAGGGGACGCTCAACGTGCAACCGCAGGGGCGCCACAGTTTATCGTTTTGAACATGAATGCCCCATGGTTCCTGGCCGCCGACGAGGCCCGCAAGGGTATCCAGGGACAAGAATGGGTGTATTCAGAAGAGCCAGCCCGGATTCCGACAGGGGAGGTCAAGAAGGCTGGCAATGGCGTTGCCCCGACGGAGCCTATGTGCTTCGACTACTTGTACACAGACGATCGCACCGGTGTCGGCAACAAGTACAAGGATTACTGTGTGGTAGGGGCCAAAGTGACGGCTCAGTTCAGTCCACAGACGGTTACAAACTCGACCGATGTGGTCGTAGGGCCTGGCGTCCTATTCAGTCACCTTTGCGGCGATGTTTCAGCGTGGAAGGATGCAGCGGGGAACATGAGTCAGGGCGTCATCAATGCCGACAAGCTTGCGAACCTTCCGTTCACGCAGACAAGCAAGTTCGGTATCCAGTCGTACGGGAAGACACCCCGTCCCGGTCGAATTGTTCAGACATACTCACCGAAGATGCTGAATGCTATGGTCGATGTCACCGACAAAGACGAAATGTGGGGGCACGTCAACCCGGCCGCCACCAACACAAGTTACCCTGCGGAGAAGGACTTTCTGGTACTGGGCGTGATGCCCATGTTCAACCCAGACACCATCCGCGGTGTCAACCCGGTACCACCTCAGACTGTGGGGCCTAAGCCCCAGGTCATTGCAGACGGGCTCCTGGAGATCAAGATCGAGCAGACGCTCCGGCTTTCTGAACCGAATGGCGGCGCCGCAGGCGCAAACAATGTACTGTCATTTGGATTTGGGAGCACCAAGAGGCGCGGACTCTACACGATCTAGCTGCGGTAGCAGCTCCTAGAGCGCTCATTTAGTTGCGCTAGCGCCGCAGGCTAGAGACGGAACTCATTCTTCTTCAGGAAACTCGAAGAGTTGGAAGACGTCTTTGGACATCGTACCCTCTGGGGGCGCCTTGTTGCAGAATGCCACCATGGCGGGAGGTTCCACAGTGACTTCCTTACACCGGTTTCGCCCGTCGTACCAGAAACCCTGCTTGATAATTTCGAGCCCTTGCGAGATTGTCCACCAGTGCTTCTCAGACGTCGCCCGCGGCACGTCGACCAGAACGTAGCCATGCCACCCCGGATGAATTTTGGGGTGGGAGCACAGATATTCCATCATCTGCTTCGCATTTTCACACGTAGAGGGGCAGCGAACCGCGTCGTGATGTGTGAGCATGTACCCTGCAAAGTACGACTTGCCCTTGCCACCGTCGGGATCAACCACTAGAATCATCTTCCGATCGTTCAGCTTGTTGAGTGTCAGCTCCTGATACAGCTTGTCCTGCCACGACTTCAGAGTAGGATCGCGAAAACGCTTTTGAGTGTAGGCCGGAATCTTGTCCGTGTCCATCCAGGGGCCGTCCTCCCTGGTGTCCTCCTTCAGGCAGTAAAAGGCCTGACCCGATAGTTCCATGATCTTCGCGTTCTCCGCCGACGTCACGGACACTTTCCCACAGCCCTTGCCCCATTGGGCATTGAAGGCCTTGATGAACGTACCCTTTCGCACCTTCATACGCAGCGAGAGCCGTATTTGGTAGTGCAGATAGCCATCCGGATTCTTTTCCGTTTTCAGTTTGCCCCGCTCCAGCTGAAACACCCACTTCTTGGCGCATGTCTTCAGCCACTTCTTGATGCGCTCCACAGATGCATCGGCAACATCTGCTTTCAATGTGACATCGAATACACATATTTGTGAGTCAGCCTTGGAAGTTGTCTCCTCGGAATTTTCCATGAGGTGATCCAGTTGATCCAGTGTTATGCAGTCTTTTTTTTTACCCAAAGTTACAGCGTAGCGTCGTAAAAAAAAAGT